GTCTTAGCCAGGCACTAAAACCACAGGCAGATAATTAATGGCACAACAATTTTTTTATGATGGTCAGATTCGTAGATTCATAGTACAATTCATGCGTATTGTGAGCAATTTTGAAGTAGAATTTGGCAAAGATCGCGACGGTAATAGAACACTTCAGCGAGTACCTGTATATTATGGCGATCCTAGCAGACAAGGTGCCACTATATTACGCGGCAATAGTGAAAATATTCTCAGTGCTGTTCCTGCAATGAGTGTGTATGTGAGCCAGTTTACCTATCAACAAGACAGAATGCAAGAACCAACTTTTGTCAGCAAAATGTCTATTAGAGAGCGAGCGTATAACCCAGAAACTGGTTTGTATAGCAATCAACAAGGTGACAGTTACACCGTTGAAAGATTGATGCCGGTTCCGTACAATCTTGAAGTTAAATTAGACATTTGGACCAGTAATACTGAACAAAAGATGCAGCTAATTGAACAGTTATCAGTGTTGTTTAATCCTTCATTGGAAATACAAAGCACAGACAACTATATAGATTGGACCAGTTTAAGTTACATAGAATTGACAAATGTGTTATGGACTTCAAGATCAATACCAGCCGGCGCCGAAGAGCCCATAGATGTTGCCTCACTCACATTCAAGATGCCAATTTGGATTAGTGCCCCGGCCAAAGTAAAACGGTTAGGCGTTATACAAAAATTCGTCGGTAGTATATATGATGAGCAAGGAACTTTCAGTGATGACACGATCTTGACCAATTTGGCATCAAGGCGATATGTTACTCCATTGGACTACGGGATTTTTTATTCCGGTAATCAATTAAAATTACTCAAAAAACAAGAAATTGTAGATGATAATGACACAGTAATTGAAGTTGCTCCACCAGTTTCTTGGCGTTCTCTAATTGAAATATACGGCACATTAATTACTGGTAATTCTGAAATTAGATTAATGCTACCAACTGAGACAGAATTGATTGGTACCATTGCATACCATCCTACAGATCCTTACATATTGCTATTTGAACCATTTGAGGACACTGCACCATCTAACACTCTTCAAGCAGTAGATGCAATAATAAATCCGCAGAATGTCAAGGTTGACAGCAATTTGCTCACTCCAACAACAAACACAAGATACTTATTAACCGACAACATTGGCGATACCGGTAATACAGAAGGCAGTATCGTATGGGGTGACTTGGTAGCAAACGAAAATGATATTATACAATACACAGGATCAATATGGCAAGTAGTGTTTGATAGTCAATCAAACACTTCAACAGAGTATGTAACTAACACTCTAACCAGTATACAGTATCATTGGACTGGAACAGAGTGGGTCAAAGCAGTAGAAGGTGTTTATCGAGGTGGTGAGTGGAGTCTAGTCATATAGGTTGTGGTGCTTTAATTTACAGTATTCAAACGCGAAGATATTTGTTTTTATTGCGAAATCAAAAAAGACATGCTGGCTCTTGGGGGTTAGTTGGCGGTGGCGTAGAACCAGGTGAAACACCAATTGAGGCGTTACGCAGAGAAATCGTCGAAGAAATAGGTGCTATCGAAATACAAAAAATTATTCCATTGGAAAAATTTACAGCAGAAAATACAAATTTTGAGTATCACACTTATTTGCTTACAGTGCAAGATGAATTTGTTCCAATCTTGAATGACGAACATAGAGGTTATGCGTGGACCGCCATTAATGATTTTCCTAAACCTCTACATCCAGGAGTATGGAGAACTTTTAGTTTCAAGAGTGTGATTGATAAAATCAAAACTTTTGAAGATATTATATGTCAGCCTCAAGAACAAATTGTCTAAAATCAATTTGTCTAAAGTTGGTACAATCTTTCCAAACAGCAGGTTGTCTATAATTTTTCGTAGGACACACTCTAACAAATTCAATGTCAGAATACACACGCATAACTGTTTGTAAACTTCTGTTCCAATAATCTTCATTTATAGTTGCACTAACATTTGGATAGTTTGGTGTACCTGCAAAGATGTTATAGGTATTGTCTGAGGAATCTATTCCGTCAAATCCCAACAAATATATTGTTTTATGTCCATCAAATGCCGCCATGTATGCTGCTATTGCACCAGAATTGAAATCTGGATTTTGGGGTAAGAAACTAAATTTGTTAGGATAAAGCTCCAAAAACTTTGTGTTGGCATATACGACACTAGGTTTGTCTACTGTAGATTGTGCCACTTCTTCAATAATGCCTTTACCAGTCAACACTAGATAATCTGGTTTAAAATTTCTATAAAGCGCATTACATCCGTAGGTAGAAAAATTTTGTGTCTGCCGCTTGGTAATCCAGTCTGTTACCTCTCCCCATGGGGTTGATTCTCTGTATGGAAGTATTTTGGTAAGGTCAAATTCACCAACACTAACGCCATTACCAATAACAACAGCATTATTATAATTGACAGTCAGTGGCGGAATAACAATGTTTTCAGTGTTGTAAAGCCAGGAATCATTGATGAACAATCCTGTTATGTTTACTGTTTCCTCTGTTAGAGTGTTACGAAATAATTTTTTTATAATTTCCATTAAAATCTTCCAACTGCTACTTCGATTGTTTTAATCTCATTGGTTGTAATTGCTTCTAAACTTTTGCCTATTACGCATCCGGGTTTAAATAAATCCAAGTTGATAGCTTCTGCTACTCCAGGTATTTGACTTGAAACAAGCACTGTGCCTTGATTGACTGGACCCCGAACTTGGCAAGGCACTCGTCCTGTAAATGCTACTGGTAACCCGTTTGAATTTGCATTCATTAGATAAGCTGGATTAGAAGAAATTACGCCTGCTACTCTAGTATCATGTGACAAGTTAGTTGTGGTAATTTCTTTATCCCCACCAAATACAACCACAGTTCCCGGGGGATAATCCTGGTCTGACCCATAATTTTCTGCCAAGTCAGCGTATTGTGCCTGTATGGATTTACCATAAACCAAATTCCACCAAGCAGTCGAACTGCCAAGATTTTGAGATACATTACTAGTTGGGATAATCCAGCCGGCGGTAAAGATATTTGCAGCAAAGCCGGCTCCGCCGCGGACAATCAATGCTCCAGTGCTCGAACTGGTGCTCACAGTTGTGTTGGCCACTAACAAATTGCCTACTTTTACAGGATCATATATTATTTTGCTATTGGTCAATCCAACTATACCAGCTGCTGGTGCTACATCTATGTTACTAAAAAACACCCATTCGTTTGATTGGTAACTTCTAACTGCACCAGTGAACTGAGATTTGTTTAAACTTCCGCCGGTGAAATCACTAAACACTCCAATATCATAATTGTAAGGATTATTGTTGCCTCTTAAATAAACCAATGGATCATTAACTTGAATAATTTCTGATGTCTGCGAAATAACATTGGCCACATATAAATTGCCGCCTACCCAGAAATCTTTTCCAATACTCATGCCGCCGGCTACATAAAATGCCCCCGATCCCATTATGTAAGGTTCAGAATTTGTTGCTTCGTTTATAATAAATTTACCAGCATGGGTACTATTACCGCCAAAAGTAACATTACCTGCAATACCGGCACCACCTCTAACCACTAAGGCGCCGGTTGTATCAGAAGATGAATTGGTGGTTGAGGTTATAACTAGATTACCGTTAGTGTTATTAAAAACAATGTTTGCACCAGTAAACAAATTATTATTGTTATATTGTAGTTGACCGGTGGTGCCACCTGGCGCACTGCTGAATGCAACACCATTCCCAGCCCAATAAACTCCGGTATCGGTTTGAATTCCGTATGCTCTAAGATTACCCGAGTTAGGGTTATATGTTAACGAAGTGTTTACATTTTGTGCTACATTGCCTGCGGTTGAATTTACAAAAGAGACATATGCGGTACCGGATGAAATATTACTTGTAATCTGTGTATTAATAGCATTTGTTGCTGTGGCAGCAGTGCCATCAATGCCCACACCTGTTAATACTTGTGATCCACTGGTTCTGTTTAAGTTAACGCTAGTGGTTCCTAAATTTATTTGTCCGTAGTATATTGTTCCTACTATGCCGGCAGCAATAAGGTTGCCGGTAAAATTACCTACACTGCTATAAATGTTTGTAAGATTTGCATTATTTGTTACCACTAGATCTGCAACCCCAGATAAAGCAGATGCAGTCCTTGTCCAACTAAAGGATGCGGAATTATACGAAAATACAATACCGTTTACTGTAGCAAGTTGACCGTTTGTTGGGCTAATTGGGAAACTCATTTTTATCCTTATGCGCCTCGCACCATGCAGCCACTGAAGTACGAGATGTTTGTGCCAGCAGTTGTATTTCTATTGCCACCACTGGTTTGTTGTATATAAATCTCAAAGTAGTCTCCGGTACCGTTGGCATAGGCTAGGTCTGACACCTGCATTGAATACCAGTTTGCACCTTGTTCGGTGCCTTGTTCATTGGTGCCACGGGAGTATTCACTGCCGTTTTTCCAAATAGTAATCATGACTTCGCCCGTACCTGAATTACCTTCAATACGAACTGTGGCGTTGAGTTGATAATAGCCTTCTATGGTAGGAGTAAAGCGACTTGAACTAAAGTTACTGTTAGTATCAAATGTTTCACTACCAAATGTTACTTTTTGTTGACTGCCCGAAGTAATCGCTTGTTCAGTAGCTATATAGGCTCGAAAAGCAGGTCCGTTAACTGCTTGTTTACCAGCAACTTGATATGTTCCAGTGATACTTAAATTACCATTAATAACATTTGATGTATTTGCCGCAATAGTTTGCGATGAGATATCAACCCAATACAACGATGTACCATCATTTACGTATTCATATAATATGTCACTTGATGTATTATACCATTTATCACCTGCAACATTACCACTTACTGGAGGTGCTGTGTCAGATGTAATTGTAATTCCTCTTACTGTGGCATTGTTATTTGACCAACGAATACCTTGTGCAGTGTAGATAGAACCAGCATAAACATTGCCGCTAATACCAGCCCCACCTACAACAACTAATGCTCCCGATGTTGTGTCAGTACTGGCAGTTCCTGAATAGGCAACAATGTTGCCGCCACTTTTTAAAGTTAATGTGTTATAAAGATCGTTGAAGTAACCTGAATTAGGAGTCACTGTTCCTATTGCGGTATTTTGTAAACTACCTGCAACCAATATTCCACCTATATAGGTGTCACCACTGATTCCAACACCACCTCTGACTATTAAAGCGCCGGTGGTAGTGCTCGAGCTGGCAGTTCCTGAATTGGCTAAAATATTACCGCCTACATTTAATCTCCCTGATATCCCGGCTCCACCACTTACCCTTAATGCACCAGTGGTATTATTGGAACTTACAGAAGTATTTGCTAATACTAGTTCACCACTTTTAATTGTGCCGTAAGTATTACCGGTAAAAACATTACCAACTTCTCTACCCGAATCATACCATTCTAAATAACCGCTATCATTGGCTCGGCCAAAAAATGCGTGTTCGTCTTGATAATCGTAATAGTGAAATTTCAAACCAATATCTTTACCATCGTTAAAGGTCCATGGCGCAAGATTGGCCTGAGTATGTAGGTCAATTACAGCATCACTTATTGAAAGATTTTGCTGCCCTATTGTAAAAATATTACCTTCTACTTGTAGATTACCAGTGATCCTGGCAGTAGCAAAAACAGCATTAGCACTGCTTAAATTATCTGCTACAAATACTTGTGCGTATGATGCAGCAGGCGCACTAAAAGGATTACCATTAGAATATAAAAAATTGTCAGTTTTTAAAGAGTTTACTATTATTGTACCAGCTGTAACATTTGCGTAACTGGTTACGGTCAAATTGCTGTTTGTAACACCCGTATCAT